CCGATGGAACTAACGGCTGCTGCTTCCTCCATAGAGAGTTCACCGTCACCGTCTTTATCCCAATTTTCCACGCAAATGCGCTTCACCTCTGGGTCCTCGAAGCGAATCCACCATTTAGCGATGTTCAGCTTGAGTTTTGGATAGTGCGTCATTAGTGCATCGTAGGTGTCGCGATATGCACCTGTGGAGAGATTGATTGTACCGTCAAGCACTGGGTAAGGGTCGTTGCCGTACTGACCCTCTGCGTCGATTCCTTGGAAAGTACCATCGACGAGCTGGGAGAGTTTATCGAATGCTCGTCCGTCCGTGAAAGTCTCATTGAAGCCAACACAGCGCACGTAGCGCAGAGCGTGAGGAACTTGCCCTACTTGTGCATCCATGATGTCGATGAGTTTCTTCACGGGTTGAAGATTGTCGCAACCGCTGACAAAGTAACTCATTACGTTAGGTGCGCAGGGTTCTGTGTTGCAGTGCTCGTTCGTGAGTTTGTCGAGGTTTTTCAACTCAACGTATGACGTAGTAGCAGGGTAGTCGACCTCCTCAAGCGCACCACCATCCGCAAAGTGTGCTTCGGTGAGCGATGAGCCACCAGCGAGGAACTTGCGCAAACGATAATTAGCACGCATATCAAGAGAACCTCCGAGCGTGGATATATTCTGCACATCAATCTCCTCTAATGAAGTTGTATTACCGAGCGTAAGCGAAGATATAAGTATCTTCACCTTCTCTTCATTCTCATCGCCCAGTTTCAATCGCTTGAGTCGCTTGCCAATGATTGAAAGCGCACCATTGATGACATACGAACTCCAATCGCCTATATCGAGCAGGTAGTCTGCTGACTTGACAGATAGCTGCTGGTCACTGGTACCGTTAATGTCTACGACTATCTCACACGGCTTACCAGCATCCGTGCGAGCACCACGCATGATTGTAGTACCGTACGCAATAGTAGGGTACAATTTCATCGCAGGCGTCAGGCGCAGAACGATAGAGTTAGTCGTTGCATCCGCCTGTGCAGAGGTACGCACAGTGATAGCCCCTTCAGCAGTCTTGGCATCGTAGTCGCCAAAGGAGTACTTAGACATAAGGTATTGGATGCGCTTCTTTACCCAAGCAACCTCAGGTGACTTACCGTCACCAAGCGACTGACCCAGTGGGTCGGTGTCGTTCGTGTATTTACCTTGCAGCATGGCAAGCTTCATTTTCTCGTACAGCTTACCATCTTCATTGTATAACATAGAAGAGAAATTGTCAATTACAGAGAAGTAGTACTTCTCGAAGTATGCAAACAGCTTTTGCTGGTGCGTACCCTTTTGTAGCCCTCCGAGTTCCTCCATTTTCGCAAGCATACGACGCATCATTTGCGCACGCTCCTCTGGATATGCTTGCTCCATTAGGTTCCACAGTACGGACTTCTCACCATTCCATACTGGTGTGCCGTCAGCATAGGTGTCGTGAAACTCTACCCAGTATGGTTTCTTCATTAAACCTTGATTAATTACTGCCAGGATAGTATCAAGGTCATCCTGACGAAGTTTCCATTTACTCTTTGCCATATCTATTCTACATTAAAGTTATACGGATATGTATTCTTTGCACAGTTATCCGTCGCAGCCTTAATTTCTCCGTATGACTGATGAAAAAGTAGGTCCATTATGTCCCAGTCCTGTGGCTGCTCAGCACGGAACTTCTGAATACGTGCTGACTTGAATAGCTCATTGAGCTGAGCAGCATCACTAACCGAGTTGAATATCGCCTCGCTTAGTCCGTACTTGTCACCAACTAACTGCTGACGGAGATTAACCACCGACACACCGCTGTCGAGTGTTGAAGGGCAGAAACGCTTATATAAGCTATCGTAATAGTATAGGTTGTATTGGTTTGGGTCGCCCTGCTTTGCTATCCAATACTCGATATGTGTTGAGTGTGGGTCAGCATTTAATTCGTCGAGCGTTCCATTGAAAGGCTCGATAAACGTATCGCACTGATATATGATGTTGTAAGCAGTGATATACGACTCTACAAGCTGTTCTGCACGCTGACGTGTTTCGTCTTCTGCTGTTGACTTATCATCCACAGGGAGATTAGCGTAATCTAAGTCCAAGCAGTTTTCCCAAGAGAGTTCAGATACTTGGTACTGATACGCTTCTTCCTCCGTGTTGTAGCGGATGCGCCTTTTATCCCAAGGCACTTGATACAAAGTAATACGTGGTGAGTTGTCAGAGCCTTCAATAGATAGGAGGTCTGGGAAAAGGTCCTTATCGTAGCCGAAGGTTGCTGCGTCGCCCTTGTCAGGTCCAACCGTAAACAGACCGACAAACTTATACGTCACTGTTCCGTCCTCTGCCGTTTGCTTTTCAAATCCTACGAAGGTCTCTTGGTATATAGATACTCGTGCTTTGCTGTCCTGTTCTATTCCCTCATTGGTCAGACCGACTGCTTTCCATAGATCCGTAAATGAGTTTACAGAACCCATCTTGTGATATTGCATTGAAGAAGCAATATTCTTCTTTCCTGTCAGCTTGGAGATTTTCGGCAAGTTCTTGAAGAGCTCAAACTTCTTCTGTGCTGTCTGTCCGTCCTCATATACGATGGTCGTGTCCTTAGCTACCTTAGCTTTCCAGTTCCATAGGTAGTAAAGCATGGAGGATGTACCTTGACCTTGTAATTGAAGATTGGTAATCGTCAAGCGGTTAAGGTTGGTGTTTCCATCTTTAGGATATATCTCCAGCGTACCTTTAGGCTTGTATGACTTTCCATATTCGTATGCCGGCAATGGCTTATCAAATGTAAAGACATTAACTTTACCACGTACCTTGTCAAAGTCGACTGTGGTACCGAGCGTATCGTATATATCATTGTCCAACTTTTCAGCACTTTTCTCTCCAACTGTTGCAAGTGCATTGATATAGTCTTGATGTACGTTAGCAGCGTCCATTGCGCTGTCATAGATGCGGATAGAATAGAGGTCAACATCCGCTTTATCTGAGCCAATAACGATACCACCACCTGAACCTATCTGCATAGAGTCGGTAAGCAAGTAGGCGAACTTACGAGCCTCAATGCCGTCAATGTAGAGGTAGACGAGGTTAAGATAATAGGTATTTCCATTCAGTACGTAAGTGTACTTCTTAGGAGAGATAACGAGAGCCAGGCGAATGCGCACACCATCGTCAGTATTCATCGCCTGCACATCACTGTTATGCTCGCTACGAGTTGCGAACATAATAGAAGAAGGCTTAACTTTCAAACCGATATAACCCTTCTGATAAGGCATGGCAATAGAGATACACTCTGCATCGTAATCAGAAGTGTTATTAATCTGATAGTCTATCTCAATGGTCTTACCCGATTGTGCTGCCTCCTTGGCGAAAGGCTTGTAATCTATTGTCAATCGAGAACCAGCGAGTAGTCGCAATGTGCGTGCACCCTCATCGTCCGTTACCCAACCATCACGAGAGAAAGCCACGTTCTGCCATTCAGCACCGATATGCTCGGTATTGATGAGATTGCGGAGGACGTTGCGGTCGGTATCGGTGTTGTTTCTATTCTTCGCATTGAAATAGAACACCGCTCCTGCTGTTGCAGAGTAACCTTGTGAGTTATCCACTGGGAAAGGAATAGCGTCACGCAAGCGCACCTCGTCTGTTGGGTGCGTACGAAATCCGATTAACGCTGTGAAATCGGAGTTATCGATTGTCTCGACCTCAAGCGAAAGCGTGTATTGCATCTTGGTTTGTGTCAGCGTATTCTCAGAAACATTCTCTTGCAACACCTCGTTATCCTTCTTCATCAAGATAGACAGAGGTGTCGTTACCGCCTTGCCATCATAAACAGCGTATTCAAGTACTTTGTTTTCGTACCAGTTAAGCAGTTTCTCTGCCTTATTATTCACAACGACCATCTTCACTGCCTCGTTATTAGCCACGGCCATAAAGTCATAACCTACAGGAGTAGTTTGGACCGTATTGTCTTCATTTGACAACCAAGCAGAGAGATGGAAGATACCAGTCTTATTCGTGAAAGGCACGGTATAAGCTACAGGCGATGACGTGTAAGTTGCGGTACCGAACTGACGCTCATACGTCTGCTCGTAACCTTCACCTGTAATCTTCACATGGAGCGTCTTAGAGATGTTACCACTGATGTAACACGGCAGCACGATGTCGCCTTGATAAGCCTTCCACCAATTGAACTCGGAGATAGAAAGGAAGAGCGCAGACAGCGTGATACTATATACCAAGGCAGGCGACGTTTGCCCTGTCACCTCACCTGTAATCTTTACCATGATGTTATTTTGTCCGCTCTCAAGGAACTTAAATACATCAACAGTTGTCACGGTATTAGACTGACATCTACCACGAGCCTTACTTACGAAAGTACCATCGCCTGCCTTAGCGAAGATTTCGTAAGTACCCCATTCTCCTGTGTCGATAAAATCACTCTGCCCAACATCCTTTGTGCGTGACACGAACATAAACCTGATTGCACACTCGCCTGCTGACTTAGAAGCAGATAGCGTGGTAGATGGCGACTGATTGATGGCACGGAGATAATAGAGAATAGATTGCTGTTGTCCTCCGCCACCTTGCCCAATAGGAAGTTCAGACAATTTCATTGCCACCCACTGATCACCGTTCCATACGAGTACACATGTCTCGGATGTGAGTTCGTCAACCTCAGTATTCACGTTTGAAATCTGCCCAAGCGAAGGACGGTTCTTCGCAATCGTCTTCTTCACACGTTCTTCCTCCGTGTTCTGTGCGTCGATGAGTTCGTTGACCTTTTCAGGTAACTTATTAAACTCGTCAGCGGTCAGTCGTCCGCCTGTCTGTTTATGCTCTAAATAAAGTTTTTCTATCGCCATAATTATGATAGCTTAAAAGGAAAGGTATAAGTAAAACCGTTGTTGCCTTCTATCTCGACACCGTGCGCAAGAGATAGCGCATGACAAATGATGTCTTGAAGGAGTTTGGGGTGAGAACTCGTAAAACTCTCACCCGTATTATCTTCAATGCCACGGATAGAGGCTTGTGCGAAGCGGTTATCTTTCGTACGGCTCTCCGTGAGATGTAGCTTGATGTACTTCATTATAGAATTTCTTGCAAGTTATTCAAGAATTTGCAAGGATTGACACATTAAAGTTTCCTATTTCTTCAAGAGCCATACAACGATATAGCCAATGATTGCAAGTAGAAGGGAAGACATAGCACCGATTGCCCATCCGCCTACATCCATTTTTATCTTCTCCCATCTGCTTAACTCTCGCTCTACGACCTTAGGAACCTCGACGTGTTCCTTCATAGTTGCACGCAAGCTGTCATTCATTGCTTTGTAGCCGTCAATCAGATGTAGGAGAGTAAGATAGTCTTGTGTTGCATGCCATCTATCACGATAGCGGACAATCAGCTTTTCCTTGATGTTGCCTTGCTCGTCCTTGACGATTACCACACTGTCATGGATAGCGACACTATCACGGATGTTTATCACCTGCCGAGTGATAAGGCTGTCCTTAATATGTACGCTGTCTTTTCTTGACATGTAGATAGTATCAGTGCGGATAGACTGCACAGGTACATACACTCTATGCGAGCAGCTTGTGAAGCAGAGCGACGTAAGTGCGAGTAATCCAATGATGATTAACATCGTGTACACGTAGTACTTAATATCCTTATCTTCCATACTCTTATACCTTTAATGTGAAACATTGCCTTCGCTGTTTTCCATCCGCACGCTTATAACCCACATGCACCCAGCGTGCGGATTTAGAACTCTCGATGATGATTTGGTCGTAAGCATACCCCATCAGAGAGAACTCTGTTGCAAAGAAGCGTTCAAAATCAGTCTGCTTACCATTGACAGGCCGCAAATCAGCGGCATACCCCGTGACATGAGCAGAGTTTCTTACTCCACCTACAGCCTTGTTCAGTTCTGGTGAGCGATAACCGCTTGTGATGCGGATAGCAGGAGTACCGAGGTCGTGACGCTCGCAATATTCCGCCCACTCCGCACGAATGCACTCTAAGAGCGTAATCGTCTCTGTCAGGTGGACCTTCACAATAGAAGGAGGGTTATTATTTATCTTTAATTGTTCAGCGGTGCTGGATTCCACCAGCTCCGCTATTGAGAAATTTGCCATAACTAATCAAATTTTGGTTTATCATCATCCACATCAACGTGCGAACTCTTAAGATACTCGCTAAGAAACGGCACTTTGTCTATCGCTTTCAGTGTCAGAACGTAATAAACAAAGCCGGCTACTTTCCACATCGTAGTATTCTCGATAAGCATCATCCGCCAGTTACGAACGATGTTCGTGGAGTAAAACCAAATCGCCACTCCGCACAATGCCTTCACGACTCCGAGCGTCTCTTCCCCAGCATGAAGGAAATAGCCGGTAATGAAGATAGAAGCTGACATTACGAAGAATAAACAACAATGATAAAAGAATACCATTGACTTTTTCAAGTTCCATTCCTCACCATGTTTCAGTCCTGCAACTAATCCGAAGATGTAATTGACACCAAACACAATCAACATTGCGTACATGAAATCACGTATCGGGAAAAACAAGCTCAGCATTCCGCTGATGACACTACACATTACGTATTTGAATTGTTCAAGGTAATTCATACTAAACAAAGTATTACTCCGACAACTGCACCCACCAGACCAGCAGCTACGTCCTTTAAGTCGAACTGCTCATCTCTGAGGTAATAATCAACACACTCTTTCGCTACCATCAGTAGCAAGACACCCGTAATTGCAGGGAATGCCCACGCTTCAACGTTTGCAAACAGCCTACCAAGCACGAATGCTACGATAAGGCCTGCAATGAGGTGTAAGTACTTGTCGCTACCAATAGCAGCAACCTTCTCGAAAATCCTGTAAATACAATCTAATGCTTTTTTCATCTTCTTTTTATATTAGTTAAACTCTATCCTTATACTGTTCAAATGGATAATTCTGCAAGAGAGACTCTGTAACACTTATAGGTTTACCGTCAGGGTCACAGAAGGAGGCTCTACTGTTAGTGACAGAGAACCAAACATGCCCCATATTACTTAATCGTCCATTCTCTGCCTTGGAAATAGCTACACCAAACACACGTATCTTAGGTTTGTTCTGGTTTTCTTCATCAACGATAGATTCATTCCCTCTTTCTAAGTATTGACCTTGTTCGTTCTCTGCTGTGTACCATCCATCAGGAATAGGGTATCCGACATCCTCAGAGTCGAACGTCTTACCATCATTATCTGCGTCGTCTCCCAGCTTACCCGTAGCGTAGTGTCGGGCAGCGTGGTAGTCATGCCACACCTTACCTTTAACTGTCTTGGGGTAAACAGCCGATAAGCCTTTATCTGTCACATTGACAAGAGACCGCTTAGTCCAGTAGGCTGCTTGATAAGCAGACACAAGTTCCTTCAAGCCTGTATAACCCAAGTCATACTTAGCGTTACCCTCGTTATCGAAGAAGATAAGATGAGGGAAGCCGTCCTTATCCACTGTCATGCTAATGCCCTTCTTGTTATCCTTCGTCAGCACATCGAATGTACCCTCATACATGTTAATATGTAGTCCATCGCTGCTGGGTGATGTACGGATACTTTTCGCCTCGATTAAGTCAGCGTTAACCTTTCCATCCGAGGTCATTAAGGCCACCTTTCCTGAAGGGGTTTGGACCTTAAAGTTCTCTGCTGTGACGGTGAAGCTCTTCTTTTCTCCGTCAAGTTCAAAGCCGACCTCGATAAGGCCATTCTTAAGATTAGTAACGGTCGCTGTGATATTATCAGCGGTCGTTTTCATCTCTGCCTTGAACTTATTAGATGTAAACTCTTGCGCTGCTTGCCAATCCTCGATACTAAACTCTTCGCCTGCAGCTTTCGGACAAACACATACGAGCAGGTCGTTGCGGTACTTATCTTCATAAGTCGCATTGCTCCATTGGTCGCCCTTATCATACGGAGGAGCCGGCTGATCATGTACGAACATCCTACGCTTACCATCCGCTGTGTCCTGTGCGTGCTTAGCAGCTTCAAGCGACTTAAGTACATCAGCATCCGTAATCTCATGCCAGGAGAAAGAGCCATCAGGGTTCCGCTCGAAAGAATAAGCACGTCCTCCGCCAGTCTCTACGTATGAGCGATTGTAGTAGATGTCATGCTCATGCAACTCTTTCGTAGCATCGTCCGCCCACTCGTTAGCCGGCTCAGAGGTGAGTGTTGGTACCACGTCACCAAACCAAATCACAAGCTGCTTATCCGTCTGCTGCTGAACAGCGTTAATACGTCCTTGCATAGTCTCTAAGAAGTCTTGCAGAAGGATATACTTACCACGCTTAGCAGGGTTCTCGACCCTTATCTCGAATTTCTGCTTATCAAAAAGGAAGATAGGGTCAGGAAGGGTAAAGCTATTGATGCCCTTTATAATTTTGAAGTACGGACTACCCTCTCCAGCTGCTGACTGAATAATAGCACTCTGTCTTTCCTTAACTGTGAGATTACCCAACTGTACGACCTCGTCACCCACCTGCGGAGTATCGCTCCCACTCGCATAGTCATCTACATTCGTATTATCAGCGATATCGACATAATCAGTACCGACATCGGTGACACGCCTATGCCAGTAGTGATTAGACAGCTGACCGCCAGCATCTATCAAGTTGAATGTCTCGCACAGAGCAAGGTCATCCACTTGCATAGAGTTATATATTCGACGTCCGTTAGCATCTTCCTGACGGAAGTAACATCTCCAAGCACCGGCTATTCTGTCAATCTTAGAGATGACGAATCCGCCGGCTGAATTTACGACCTTACCCTTGATTTGAGATGTCTTCATAATCTCAACCTCTTCTGCGGTGAGCTTACGATGAACGTTCAAGTATTCTGCATCTATATGCCAGGATCCTTCTTCATCCTGGTAGATAGATATGCCAGACTCACCACGCACCGACTTACCAAAAACGATACCTTTCATGAAAGTAGTCAGTGAGTTAACGATGGAGTCCTGATCGGTGCGAACGATCTTCTCCCAGTCGACACTCTTAGGGTCAAGCGAGCGAGCTGACTTTGCTTCATCTGCAAGTCCTGCTTGTATCTTCTGCGCATCCAAGGTGAGGTAACTCCCTATGCGATCGAGCGCACGCAGTACTGACATGTTGTCATGATGATGTCCAAATGCTCCATCACCCTTGTAAGCAGTGGTAACCTCACGAGAGAACCACTCAAGGATAGCTTCTGCTGTCGTGATATTCCACTTATCAGAGTAAGGACTCTGAACTGGAAAGAGAGCCCCACTGCTCAGCGGTAGTCGCTCAAGCTCAACTAAGCGTGGGGCGATGGTAAAAGACCCAACATCTGGTATATTGATATCCAACATTGCAGGTGCAGCGTCCTCTGACCTGGTAATATTCAGGTAGGGACGTGCGTCTGCATATCGATAGGTAAATGTATAAGATGAAGGGAGGTCTTTCGTCTGCCAACTCACGTCGCTCTCTGTCACTACAATGCGACGCACATAGTTGCCTGTGTAGAGGAACTTACCCAAGGAAGGGAAGAAATCGAGCAACCATTTACGCTCCTCCTTAGAGAGGAAGCCTGTATTCTTCTTGTATTCTCTGACTGTGTCAACACGATACTCTTCTGAGTCGTTCTCAATCTCAGCTACATTGTGCGTATGTTTCGCTGTGTTCTCTGCATCACCATACGCACGGAAGGTGTCGATACCACCGAGTGAGTTCTCGAAGAGTACCCACTGCTCTTCTTCGCTTCGGATGTCCGAAGCGTAGTATCGCTGAATGTAGGTAAGACGAGTGCCAGCAGCATCTTCTATCCATACATCATAGTAGCTCGGCATCTTTCCTAACTTACCAGCGATGACACCATATTGCATTGGCATCGTCCACACCTTACCGTGAGAGAGGTTGCCAAGTTCGATGTCTGTCTGAACATAACTACCGTTCTCTTCTACGTAAGCACGACACTTAGCTACGCAATCCTCGACAGCGAAGTAGCTAAGAAACTCTGGCGTGTAATAGGTGACAGGCTTGACAGTTGGCTGCCACGTCAGGAAATTACGCATCAACCAACTTGAAGCGGTGTCAGCAAAGTTGTCGATACCAGCACGCAGTACCGTGAATTGCCATGACTCTTGAGCAGCTGTCTTATCTTCGATGAGATTAACTAAGAACTCACGAGCAATGTTCGGTTGACGATAAATTGTAGTCGACTCCTGGATCTGAAAAGATAGCAGCGGAGTGATAATGTTCTCTAAGTCAATCTCTATGCGCTTCGCTTTATTCGGAGTATAAATGTGCTGCACGATGATTTCGTTCGTGTCTGCGTACTTGAGAACGAACGTAACCTCTTGCGAGCTTGATATGATAAAGTGATTCATCGAGCCTGTCAGACTTAGAGAATCAGGTTTAAGAAGAATATCCATGTGCAAATTTATTTACCACAAAATTACGATATAAAGGAGGATTGATAAAGGACAACAGGAGGAGACAACAAAAGCATAGCTTTCGAGCATCCAAAGCTATGCTTTTGATCATCGAAAGCTATGCTTTCTACAGAGGCACACACTCCAACCACACCTCTGTACGTGTGTATTCGTAGCGTCCATGTCGGAACCATCCGCCTTTCTTCGTAATTCTCTCCGTGTAAGATCGCTGCTTCCCATATTGTTTCCCAACGTAATCCGCAGAAGGGAGAGGTGGGTAGATCGTGACAAAGGTCTTGTTTCGCTCGTCATTCGCAGCGCTGTATTCGTCCCAGCTAACAGAGGTCTGTATTTCCTTGCCCACCCACTTATATTTCACATCCATCGCTTTGAGCTGCTCATTGATAGTAGGAGCAGAGATTGCAGGTTGCATCAGCGAAACGGTATAGAGTTCTGACTCGACAGGCTCGTTCTTTCCTCCGAGCGTGAACTTGAGTTTATTGAACAAAAATGGAACTCCACGAATGACAACCTTCTCGTAAGAAGGAAGGTTCTGCTTCTGTGATTGAGAGAGCAGTAGCTTCACCTTCATGTCATGAAGTGAATTGCGCAGCAGCAGGTCGTATTCACGATAGAACTTTTCAAAGATGCCTTGTGGACCATTATAATGCAAGGCGTAATCGAAGATACGAGGATGAGAAGGCGCATTCACATCGTAAGCAGAGATGGTTCCTTCTGGTCGACCGTCAGAGAGGTAGGTAAAGGCGAGGATAGCCTTCTGTTTTTCTGCCTTCTCCGAGGTGTGCTCCTTGGGTTCTGTTGCGACCACCATCTTAGAGTTGAGACTCTGATATTCTCCTACGTAGAGGAACTTACCCATGTCGTAGTTGAAGTCTTCCTCTTCAACGGTATCCTTATAGCTAAGGGTTCTGAACTCTGGGATGAGCTCAGGGACTTTAATCTCTTTCGCTTCAAGTGTCTCACCTGTGTTATAGTTCTGCGATGCTTCTGCAACCTTCACCGTCACTTGGAAATCGCCAGACCATCCTGTCTTATAGATAGCCCCATCGACAGGGTCGAAGTAAGCGTTCGGATTCGCCTTGACTAAGCTGTCTAAATCGTCGTATGAGTCAGAGATTTCAGAATCGACCTTATCTGAAGCAGCGAGTGTAACACGCTTGTAGTCGTTCTCTGACTTATAAGAGAGCGTGGGTTCTTGCGTCACACAATGCGTAAGGTCTACCTTAGGAGTGTCGTTAAGTGTGTCACGCAGGAAGATGATGTCTGCTGTTCGCTTCCCTTCATCAGAGGTGAACTCACAGCAGAATTTCTTACGAAAAACAGAGATAAAATCAGCACAAGTAATGTCAGGAACAAGGTCAGCAACCTTTATCTTTCCATTCACCAGTACGTCCATCACCTTGTTTATGACTACCATCTTATTGAAGGGTTCTGTCTGTGTGAAGAAATTCTCTTGTAGTTCATATCCGAAGAAAGCGAAGACACGCTTGAGCAGGTAATTAGCACGGATGAAGGGTGACATATAATATCCTGGTGCGAGCGTGATAGGTATCTCGTTGACATACTCAATGCGCTGCACCGCATTGTAGAAATCGCAGCCTTCTCCGCTTAAGTCAGGATGAAAACCTATTACTGAAGGTAGTTCAGGCATCCACTCGTAAGGCCTGGTGTATTTTAAAACTTTATCTTTCCCAAAAGCATTCATGAACTTGTAGTTCGCACCATTCTTTCTCCCTGAGTCGTCAGTGAAGAGGATAGGGAAGATGCCGTAATGCTCGTTAGAGTTGTTGCGTAGATTGCGACAAAAGTTAATCCCTTCCTCTACAGTGTTTACACCAGGAATGAACTCACCCTTGAAGATGTCCTTGAGCTTCACCTTCTGTATTCTCGAATAGAAAGACCCATCATTAATGTAGAAGGAGGTAGAGATACTACCCTTGTATTGAGCAGACAGCACCACCTGCCTACATTGAGCGAAGTATTCACCATCTTGTATCGCTACATCTGTAGCTGTCATCTTCACTCGACGGCCGAAGGAGTCGGGGAAACCAAGTATCCTGCGGTTACGCTCAGATGCTGGGAGCTCGAGCGGTGTGGTCTGCTCTCCATACTCATTGAAGAAAGGATTAGTACGCTCTACCTGTATCTGTGTGTCGGGCTTGAGGTTGTAGTCTTCGCCCTTCTCTAAGTTCGTTATCTTCATATATATATAAGGTGTTGTTTTTATTTGCTACCAAAACGACGAGCCTTGTCTTGCAGCTGCTGTTTCTGCTCTATCTCATTAAGAGAAACAGACGCAGGGATACCATCGACAGACAATCGGTCAAGAACATCAGTTAATCGTTCTATGAGTGTATCCTTGTAGGAGTCTTTCGCTACACCTCGCACGTCATTAACTGTTGGCGTTACGTACCCACCAGAGGCACGGCCTTGCGCCTGCTGAATGAGAAACTTATTCATATCGAGTGTGCGAATAGTTCCTGCACGCTGCGCACGGTCGATGATGTCAATGAATGGAGCTATTGTAGGGTTCTCTACAGCAGCGTTCGAAGCGACCCACTCCTTGCTATGTCCGTATCCGCCTTCTCCGACGATAACGGTAGGTTTATCGATGAATCCACGTTTGTCAGGGTCGTAGTCCGCACGGAACATCTTTCCATCTTGCTTGCGCTCTACGTCGATACTACCTCCTGACTCAAGTCCCGTTGCGACACGTGCACCTGAAGCAGAGGCAGAACCACCTGCTCCGCTTAGCGTCATTCGCTTCACCTTATTGCGCTCTGCAAGAGCAGCTGCAAGCTGTGCTGCACCCGTGATACCCATCAAGGCAGCAGCAGGAATACCAGCAGGGAAACCTAATTCTGAGAATGTCTTAGCGATTGCAGAAGCAGTGGATGCGATGATTTGCGCTGCTTGAATTGCGAAGTTAACATCCGCATATTTCTTCTGTATCTTCAGCTTCTCATTAGCCTTCTTCTTCTCAAGCTCTGTAGTGTCTTTACCAGCGTTCTTTGCAGCTTCAATCTCTGCGTCATACTTGGCATCGACGTTCGCAATCTCTGCCTGTTGAAGTGATTGCATAGCGTCAACGAAAAGCCCCTTGTAGTTTTCAAAGTCCTCCTTCCACTTTTCACGTCTTAAGCGTGAGACAGCTTCCTCGTATTCTTGTTGACTAATGAATCCAGCCTGCAACAGACTTTTCAGATGCTCGAGTTCTTCTTGATAGAGGTCTTTGCGTTTCGCAAGGCCATACTGTTGGAGTATTTGATTTCTATAGTCTTCAGCCTCTTTCACAAGATTGCTTTTTGCTTTTTCATACTCTTCTGCCGTGAGAAGTCCTTTTGCGTAGTCCTCGTCAAGTTTCTTCCTTTTTGCTTTTTGCTGTTCATCGAACGTTTCAAGGCCGTACTCCTGTTTAGCACGAGCACGCTCCTCCTCCTTTTTCTTCTCATATTCTGCTACGATTGCAGCCTTAGCAGCTTCGTATGCCTCTGTAACCTCTTTCTCACGTTCTCCATTATCTTTCGCACGCTGTAAGGAAGCCTTATAATATCCATCCAAGATCACTAATTTCGCATCACATTCTTGCTGAAGGGTCTGCGGTTTAGCAGGAGCTGACTGACGTATTTGATCCAGAGAGTCGTAGTACTCTTTCTCTGCCTCGATATAAGCAGTGTTCGCAGCTTGCTGCTGGTCAGCGACTGCCTTAGCTTGCCCTTCGTGTAAGGCCTTCTTCTTCGCAGCGTCCTTGAAGACCATATTCTCAGAGCGTTGCAAGTAAGTCTTCTCGATGTCGAGTAGTTTGTTCTGATGCTGAATATTGAGGGCTGCCATGTATGCACTATACTGCTCTTGTGTAAGGGTCTTCTTCGCAAGTGCATCCTTCAATGCATTCAGACTCTTATCGTAGCTTCGCTTCTCTGCGTCGAGGTCTTGCGCACGGTCATGAGCAAACAACTTGCTTGCTACGTCATCAGGGTCAGTAGTCTTTGTCTTTTTCGTTTTCGTTTTCGTCTTCTTCACTTTGGGGTCTTTCACTCCATTCTCGATGGTGTTGTGGCCACCGCTTAATCCGCCTTGAGAAGAAGAGTGACCCTTAGTGTCTGGGGAAACATCAACTGAGAGATGGGCAACCTTCTTGTTGCTACCTGTGTTCTTGATAGCATCGATGAAGTTGTCGCGAACATTCATGGCCATCTTCTTAGCGTCTTGACCTATTTCTGTCCAGGTGTCTTTATAAGCATCCCAAAGGCCCTTGATACCTGTCGTAATCTTATCAACATCGAACGAGAAGGCACCTTCAATTACCTTCGACCATGCCTTTGCCATTCGACCCATTCCTTTAAAGCCATCAATGACGAGGTTGACACCGAACTTGAACACCTCCCATGCACTCTTGAAGTTGTTCTTTATGTTCTCGATACCAGCACGGAATACCTTAGACTCGTTGTATAGGTCGATGAAGTAGTTAATGATTTTGACAGTATAGTCGATAATCTTCGATAGAGCCTTTACTCCGAAGATCTTAGCCTTCATCGTAATCTCATCGAAGCCATTCTCTCCAAGTCCGAAGAACTTAGACATCTTCTCGTTAAGTTCTGCTTGCGCTTCAACCTGCTCACGCTGTAACTCTCCATACTCTCCTGTGACACCCTTCAGTTCCTCCATATTAGTAGACATATCAGCTAAGGTCTTCACGAGCTTCATACCCTCGTTGCTCGCAGTTTTACCAAATACAGCCTTCATGACTTGACCGACTTGCATAGAGTTTTCAGGCAGCTCCTTAATCTTACCTGAAATCATCTTAATAGCCTCTAAGATAGAGGTCTTTCCTGATATAAGGTCTGCTTCAAGTTGCTTGCTCGAGATACCAATAGAGTTCAGCGCACTCTGTGTTGCAGATGACATCGTGCGAATACGGTTCGTGGCAGTCTGTATCAAACCCATACCTGCTTCATTGAAGATACCTGAGCGTGTCTGTGTTATACTTGCAACGAGGTCCTTAACGGATGCACCAGCATCACTGAACGCAGGTCCGTACTGTTGAATCTGACTAAGGAATGTACCGTTAAGATCGGCTCCTGCTTGTAATCCATCCTTAATGACATTGATAGCCTCTGCTGTAGAGATACCGTATTGATTGGTAAGCGACTCCACAGTACCGAGCACCTCCTTATAGTCTTTACCGAACTGTTCAGCGAGAGCAGATATCTGACTCTGTGTGTGAACGAGTTCGTCACCTTGAATATTGAAGAACTCACGGGTCAGTCGTTGAGCTTCTTCAACCTCCATATTGTAATTGTAGAACCACTTAGCCCCTTCTATAGCTGCTGAGATGGAAGCGACAGCAGCTGTAGCAACACCCACGAGTTTCGTCCAACCACCAGAGATAGAGGAGAACATGCCCTCGAACTTACCCATGATGCCTGTTGATTCTTTACCCATTGACTCGCCCAACCCTGAGGCATCATGCTTCAGCTCTGAGATACGTCCATTGACCGTACGAAGTTCTGATGCTAATCGCTCGTACTCCTGTGGATTAGTTGCCTTCGATGTGTCATTGAGAGCTTTCTGAAGTTCCTTGGCATGCTTCTTGAGCTGTGACATCGTCATAGCGTTGACATCCATTGCAGAGCGAAGCTCACTCAGCTTCTTATTATTATCAGCTATCAGTTTACTATAGCTTCTCACCTCTTTTTGTAAGTTTTTGTACTCCGCAGTCTCCTTCTTACCCGCTGCTTCGAGGTCGAGCATTCGATTCTGTCGAGCCTTCATTTCCTTACTTAGGTCGCGTGTTGCACGCTCAAGTTCAAGCAGTTCTTGCTGTGCCTTGTCTGTTTTAGCATCAATGACCAATGTGATGTGGTCTTCTTTAATTTTGCTCATATCTATTGATTATCTGTGAGTAATCTGTGCTGTGAAAGTGCTTCTTCCATTTTCTTTCTCCAAGCCTCACGAACCTCATCCGTAAAGCCTGCTTGGATGTCGGGGAAGGTTTCGTTATAGAGAACTCCCCAGACAACTCTGTTATAGATAGCATACTTAGCACGCTGCTTCTTGGCTCGCTTAGAGCTCATACCAGCGTAGTTCAAGCGATATTGCATATCGAGGAAGCGAATGTAAGAGAGTACATTGAGATATACGGAGAACTCTCCATTCGATTCTTTCGGAGTGAACGCACGACGGGACAGGAAATTCCGAAGCGTTCCAGTACGCTCCTTGAAGTAGCGATTAGCTACCTCCTCCTGTGTCTGATAGATGATGCCTATGTCACGACGGAGGATATCAGAGATAAACTCATCCTTAACGAATTGATCTGTTACCATGTTACAAAGATAGCACGAGCAATGGGAAGGGAAAAGGACAAAAAAGCGAGAGCAGCACGTCTCACGACGTACTGCCCTCTAAAAAACAAATTACCTAAAACATATTATATTTCACGAAACATCCACTTGAACTCTAAGCCTTGCGCACCAGGTCGATTGCAAAACTGAAATCCTGCGTCACGAAGCGCAGAGAAAACTTGCTCTACGCTTATCTTAGCGGAGGGGTCTATATTGCGAATCGCATCGACAACCTCCGTGGTGGAGAAGAAATGAGTTGTCTCTGCTGGTGTCGACGCTGGCCGATATGTCGCTGATAAAGCAGCTATGTATATACTGATGTCAGTTACAGGCTGCTCTTCTTGTTCTGTTTCTTTTTTTTGTTTCATTGTCGTTAAGATTTGTCAGCGTCCCCGTGAGGGTCTACTGAGGTGAGAAATGCGTTAAGGTCTCTACGCAATGAGCGTAAGGTGTCGAGGAAGGTTAGGGCTGTCTCTGGCTTAATCGTGCCTGCGTCTCGCCACTGGTCGATGAGGAAATCCTCTATCGCTTCTAACCTTTCAATTCTCTCTGAGAGATACCCTGGGTCGAGCATTGTCCGCAGAACCTCTGCGGTCTGCTCATCAAGATTAACAATAGAAGCCTTCATATCTCTTATCATTTTAAATCCTTAATCTCTGATAACGTGCGGTCAAAACTCTCAAGAGTGTTGACACGCTCTTCCCATCTGATCATAGCAGTCTGCTGTCGAGCGGATGCTCCTCCAGACTCATGTATACCTCGATAGTAATTGAGATGAAATATCGCCTTACGGAGTTGACGCTCAATATGATTTCTAAAGGACCTTATCAGTCCTGGAGTAGCACGGAAATCATCTAATGTTATGAATAGGCCTTTTTCAGCTTTGTAATCATACACAGTAGGGTCAGTTATAATCTTCATTTCACGCCTCCTTCCTGAACACTACTTTTAATATGATCAGCCAAAGAGTAATATTCGTCTCCATCGTCTGGTACTGATTGAATAGACTCTTGAGAAGAGTCGAAACCAAACATACCACGTATTGGTGTGAAATAGATGCGCAATATACACTTCCTCATTATGTTGTTTCTATTAACAGAGATAACTCCGAGAGGACCTTCGCTAACCTTGAAAAGGTATCTTTCTTCAGCCTTTGGTATAGCACAGAATTTTTCCTCCAATTCTTCAACAACCTTGTTGAATGATTTTTTGTCCGCTACAAGAACTCCTTGGTATTTCTTCAAACAGTCAGCAAGCGGTGTAAGCTCTTTTGGAATTGAATAATCTATAATACAATAATCAAAGAATATCATGCCTTGCCTCCTTTCTTTTCTTGTTTATTTAAAGAGCGTTGGTTACCAAAATTAAGACAGTAGATAGCATACATATCTATACTACCATTAAAGTTTACTTTTACACACGCATCGCCACTTATATACCCTACAGATACGACTTCGTTTAAACCATCCAGTGTTCCTGTTTTGCAAAGACCTGGAATTATATTTCCTGCAACATTTCTTTGCACTAATTCTACCTTTTGCCCTTCTTTCATATTTATGACAATATCTTTTGCTTCTTTGCTAAAATAAAACGTTGCTGATCTTGCATGATGCTCATACCGCAATAAATAGGTTTGTAAACTGGTAGCAATTTCTCTGCCCTTTTCTTCCACTTCTTTCTTTGAAAATACAACTTCAAATTCTACGGTCATTTTCATCATATCGGGAAAAGCCATTTGTATTTCCATTTCTGCTGGGGTTAAGTCTTTCATTTTTTGCCTCCTTTCTTTTCTGCTTTGTTCATGCGATTAACTAAGTAGCCGGCGCAGATAGTTGCGATGACTGATGTGATAGGCTGCTGCTCGATAGCTATCGCTGCTAAGCCAACGCACAAAGTTACGAGGTTTACCCTAATTACCAAACGACGGGTAACTGAGAACTCGCAGATACGGCTGTAGAACTCGCTTTTTGAGTCGAGCCATTGATTAAGAGACTTGATTTTGCGCTGTATCGTAGCACGTACGTCGATAGGCTGCTGCCTTACAGAACTCTCGAATTCGATTACTTTTTGCATATTGCATCATTGTTAAACCATCCACGGAACTGCCGTGGCAGAGATACAGAAAAACGGCTGCACATCCCGCTGGTTTAACAATGATGCATCTCTCCGAAGAGCTATACGAATTGTACGAGATGGCAACCGCCAATATTTTATTTGAGGGCATGAAAAAAGCCCAAGCAAAATGCCGAGCAATAACCGATGCTCTTACGAGATGGACTACCATCATTGTTAAACCACTGCAAAGATACGTATAACATTTGGTACTTGCAAGGGAAAACGCAAATAATTTTTGCGTCACGCAAAATTATTCTATTATAATGGGTTTCTCATCGGGTAAATCGTCATGGGGTATCTGATATTCGTCAAACACCCTCAACAGCTGGTCCTCGTTATACACTTGGATATCATAGCCTTGCCCTTTAAGGTCTTTAATTAAGTCTTTCTTCTTCGGACCAGCAGCAAAACCCATAATGACGATGTTCGTCTTCTTACTGATAGAAGTGTTCATGTCAGCTCCATACTGCTTCAGGAGTTTTCCCAGTTCATCACGCTTCGGAAAGGTAAGAAACTGTCCTGTGATGACAATCTTCTGACCAAAGAATGGTGTGTTTGGATTCTCCACTTCTTCTGCGCTGAGAGGCTTCAATGTGTCAGAGTTAAGATGATTGTTAGCTCTAACCTCGAGAGAGGGTCTTCTAACCTTTCTCATAGACATATTGATTTCTGCCTTCATTCTCTCACGGATACAGAAATTGATAAATGTGTTGATGTTTTCTTTCTGAGAGAGATAACCTATAAGATCGTTCTCTACAATTAGTTGATGTTCCATAATACAATAGTTTTTTAGTTTCTTATTCGAAACAAGGGTACAAAAAGATATAGAATTGTAACAAAAAGCAAATAAAAAGGATTCGACGTCTCAAACGTCAGAAGAATTCATGAGGAGTGAGTTTGATTAATTGGTATATACAACTGGACAGACGGACAATCCAATCCAGAAATTATATAATCAACATACGCTACATAAGAATTAGTTTCGTCCATGTAAGCTAATATCTCTGAACATAGGCGTCTTGGAACGTATCCTAAGTGAACATGATCGTCAGAGTACACCCTGATTGCATTAGGGTCGTGTGGGTTTGTTGGGTCTTTCTCAAGAAAAACCGACTCATTAGACATAAGTTCTCTTGCTCTTTTCTGTGCTTCATCAGACCTATAATATAGGCCTGCTAATCTAAATGAGAAAACATCTCGTTCAGGAGGAGTTGGTTCTGAAGAAACATCTTCTTCTTCTTCTTCTGCCACTGAGTTAAGTTCCTCCACCTCTTTGCGTTTCTTTAGTTGCCTCCTTCTGATAGAGAGTGCAACGAAAATAGCGAAGGAAATCGTTATAGCATTCAATAGCAGTGTGAGTCCTTCAGAGACATGAATGCCTATAAATTTCAATAGAAAAGCACAAATAATGTTGGTTAATAACCACGTTCCAAACCCAGTAAGAAAAGTCTTCATATAATTAATAGTTCTCAGTTAATATTTTTTTGCAAATATACAAAAAACGAATAGAAACGCAATGAAAAGTAAAAGAAAAAGCCTCCGATGTATCACACACCAGAGGCTTCGAGTTCTTTTTTTTAGTAAACTAATGTGACATGATGCACATTAATATCTTGCTAAAGAAATATCAGAAAGTTGTTTACCAATGCTTCTGATACCTTCTTGTATTTGTTCTACACGTTTTTGACTGGGTTGCTTCTGTCCTGCTATATATTGACGCATTAGTGAAGCATTAATACCGATTTGCTTCGCAACGAGTGTTGCATTCATTGGGAACTTATCGAAGAATGCCCATAGATCATACTTGAAAGTCATCTCAAGCTCTGGTATGTCATAGCCTTCTTCGATACTTTCTTGTCTTGCTACAAGGAGATCTTCTACAGCAGAATCAACAGTTGCTCCATATCCGCATAATCCAACCTGTCCAAGGTCTTCTTCTACGAAGCATGAGCAGTTTTTCTCTCCTGCTTGTTTCTCAACACACACTGTTACTTTCATATACTTGCTTTATGATTATATTCTTTTTAAAAGAGTCCTTTATATATAATTAGTAAATTTCTGAAGGATAGCCGACACGTGAAAGTGTCGGCTATTCCTTAATCAGAACCAAAAAGTTGTTTCAGAATACTTTTTAAAGTACCTGTATTCACTTCTTGTGCGTCATGTCTTGGCACTGCAGTCGAGTTCCCATTTGCAGGGTTTATCCACAAGTCGTGCCTTGAACCGTGTCTTAAAAGTTTGCATCCTTTCTTTTTAAGGATTCGTTTTAATTCACTTGACTTCATATTTACTAAAAAAAATAAAAGAACTCTTTGTCTTAATGACGATGCAAAGGTAACAAAAAAGTTACGAACTACCAAATAAATAAGTAACTTTTTTGTTACATATATTATTTTTTTTTTGATTAACGGACATGATAACTATTTATCAAGATCTCAAGCATCTCTGAGATTGACACTCCTGTCTTAATAGCTAAATGCGTTAATCTTTCTTTTGCCTGCTCGCTCACACGTGAGCTGAGCGGTACTTTCCCTAAGTACTTACGTCCAGAGTTAGGACGTGCGCCACCTCTGTTATCACTCATGTCGATTTCTTTTCGTTAAAAACTCAGCAGCCTTGCGCAATGAAGAAGCAAGGCTCTCCGCTGTTACTCTATCCTCTTGGAGTTCTAACCTCCAGCGAGGAAACTTTCTGCGATACAGATACGTTATCGCTTCATCCTCGCTCTTCTCGTATCCGTATACATGACTGAAACACTTGCTTCCGTGATGACGAGCAGCCCATTCACCCATTGCACCGACGATGTGAGCGAGCTCGTCCACTGTTACCGTACAATCTTCTAAAAGAGTTACCTTCTGACTTTCATTAAACTGCCCATCTTGGAATTTGATGACCACCTTATTCTCTGTATCTGTCAGCACCCAGCCGTTAGGCTGAGTACTGCTCTTCTGAATAATATACTGTCCCATTTTAGTAAACACCTATTATATAAAGATTACCATTCTGTAATACTGAGGTATCTTCTTTCTTCATTGGCTCGCTATAACCGCTATTATCAAGGTAAATAAACTCGTCTTCAGCGAGGTTCTCGATACGAGTCTTAATGACGCTCATATCCTTCAAGAACTCCTCTCGTTCTTTCTCCGTGAAGTCAGAGTTTTCCAAGGTCTCATCTATATCGACCTCTTGGAAGTTCTCAGCGTCTCCCTTGAAGAACTTAGTGAAGTCATTGTAATAGTTGAGGACGTCAAAGCCTGCACGTGGGCTTTCGTCAAAGAGGGTATATATAGAAGAGGTTTCACCCTCATTCTTGAAGGTTGCAACCTTCATATTGTTCGCCTCTGCAAAGTCAACCGCCTCTTGATATGAAGCGAACCCTACGATTGCCTCGCCTTCCTTAAGACCAAATGAGGTACCGATATTAATTACTGAAAGATTGTTCTGGTTTGCTATTTCTGAAATATTCTTCATAATCTTTGCCCGTCATGCCGATAGTGCAGCGTTTAGATTTATTATTTCTTGTTTAGAATGTTAATTAAAGATGCGTATTATAAGCAATACCATTATTTAAGTTTACGTTAAACTTAACACCAGTTTTTTTGCATCTCATTACTTGGAGGTGAGGAGCTACCCTATCATTGTAGCCCCTGTGGGTAAAGAAAACTCTTCCATCTTCCATCTCAACGAGACCTTGACGACAGCAGTCTCTGTTATTTACGATTTGTTCAGCAGTTTCTCTTTCGATTCCATCTTGATAGTTGTATCTCATACTTTGTGCCCGTCATGCCGATAGCGCAGCGTTTAGGTTATTATTTCTTTTTTGATTAAATATTGTTTTCTACCATGAATTTTGCGAGGTAGTAAGCCTGCTTCTCGCTAATTCTACCAGTACCGACAGAAGCCTTTGCAAAAGTGTCAATTAAAGAATTGATAAACTGGTTGTCAGTATTAACCTTATTAAGGACTGACATGTAAGCGTCAAGCAAAGATTGATTATAACGTGTGTTAGCGTCTAATAGACCTTGCTTTGTGCTTTCAATCTTATCAGCTATTGTCATAGTCTGCTTCTTAGCCTTTGGTGTAGCCTTCAAGCTCTCACCATTTTCGTCGGTAAGATTGAAAGCCATTTCTTTTTTTATAAGACCATTGATGTAAGTTACCTCTACATAACCTGTAGACTTGGTGATAACCTTTGTAATAGTGCCTTCCTGGTTCTTTTTGTTGAAGACCTTTGTTCCGATGTTGATTCTTGAAGTTCTCATGTTGTTTACAGTTTTTACGGTGTGTCTCACCTTCTTTAATTCTACGATGCAAAGATAACAACTTTATTTGATATATGCAAGCGTTTTTCAAATTATTTTCGAAGAAAGTTTATTTTTTCTCAATACTTTACATAAAAGAGCCGTAACAGTTCGAAAACTGCTACGGCAACAAAGAACGAGCATCGTTATTCTATTATTCAACGGTCACGAAACCGTGACGGATCAAGTCAGCAAGGAAGGCATCGGGGCTGTCAGTCGAAACAAGGTAGCCCTCAAGTTCCTGTAAGCGGTGAGCAAAGCGCACCATATATTCTTCGTCTGTGCCTTCGCTATCGAAGCGACTGCCTGCGTGAAGCTGGCGGAGGAACTCCTCGGGGCTGTATGCTACAATTATGTGGTTGTCTCCTTTAACGTGGTAGTTTTTGAAATTTGGCGAATCTACTCGGTGATGTTCGGGGACTAAATCGTGAGGAAGTCGGCTTTGTTTTTTTGCCAAATCCATAATAGTACCAAAGAGACCCTTTGGAGAGACGGTCGGCTTTTGCTGACCATCTCTTGTTTCTATCTTTATTCTTCTCATGCTGCTAATTTTTTAGTTCTCAATCTGAAGTATAACTTTTCGCTTTCGGTAAGGAAGGGTATATTTGGGAGGGTTGTTCCTGCATTCACCTTGCCTTGTTTTGCAAAGGTAATCATTTTTGCGAGAAAATGAATCCAAGCAGACATCTTTGTGAAGTTCGTTGAACCTCCGTGCTGGCGGAACTCCACCGTGCGGTGGCGTGCGTAAGCTTCGAGGTTAACCTTGTGGTAGCGATTGTGATTAAAAGCTGCTCTAAGCTCACCTATATTAGAAGCTTGGTTGATGATTGTCTCTGAAATGGTGGTAAGAGGCCTGCAGAAGTTGTTGTTGCGTCTGCTTCGAGGCATGAAGTGGTCGATAACATTCTCAAGGCGCTTGTAAGTGATTACAAGGTTCTTCCAAGTCTGGAGGTCGAATTCAGCAGCGTCCATGTGAACGTGAAGTCCGCAAGAGTCGTTAACCTTAGCGTTGCAGAGGTCGAGGACCCAGCAGACTTTTTCAAGTTCCTCAAGTCCTTGCTCTCCGTGGAGAATTGGGCTAACGAGTTCGAAAGTGTTGTTGCCTGAAAGGCTGCTGTCGGTAACCAGCTTCCAATGGTCGGTGTGGTCGGTGTGGTTGTATCCTTCAACCTCGACTCTGATGCCTGCTGCGGTAAGTTCTCTTGCGAGGCGTTCTCTTGTGCAGTTGTAAGCTTCAATCTCGATACCGAAGTTGCGGTTGAAAGTGTAGTCGAGTTGTGGAAGAACTGTTGCTGCTGCCTGCGCTGCGCCCTGTGTCATTCCTTGCATCATGCGCTTGTAGACGTTTTGTACGAATCCGTAGTTACCGTTCGCTACAAGGTCAGCAACCTGTCTGCGTGTAAGTCCGAGGGTGAGGAGCTTCTGAATCTTAGAAGTCTTTGTTCCGTTCTCGTTAAGAATGCTTTGAATTTGCTCGTTCATAATCTTTGTTTTTGAATGTTCTTTGTTTCTAATTGTACTGCTAAGTTAACACTATAATAAGGAACACGCAAGTACTATCGCACTTATAATCAGCAATTTAGGAGTAATTATCTAAAGCTAAAGAACGATA